GCGCTGCGCTCTAAAGGCGCCTCAGTCTGACAAGGTGATTCACTAAAACCCTACCCTATCTCTCCGATGAAAGGAAGATTAACGAGGGGGGAGCTGCGCGTTAATTATTTTGAACAGTTAAACTTCAGTGAGAGGAGGTGCGGTGGAACCAGATAGAGGGTGTGGATCAGGAATGTCCAGTAATTGTTCATCAGCAGAAAGAGTCGAAAAAGACTCAAATGGTGCAGAAGCAGCAGCAGCAGCAGCAGCAGGAGCAACAGGAACCGAATCAAAAGGAGCAGGGTTACGAAACGTGAGGTAGAAAGTACAACGAATAGAGAGCTGAAGCTGCATCGTAGCTGTCGGTGCAAATGGGAACCTAACGAAAAAGAACAGTGCAGGATTGAAGAAATTAGGGTTCTCACCAGCAATATTCACAGCAGGATCATACCAATATTGATTCCCACCAGAGTTATAATAAGAAACAGTACAATCATGATACTGTGTCTTCTCAACCAAATCCCGAGCACCAACATACTTACGGAACTTAGTCACATTGTAAGTGACATAAGAAATGGGCTTACTCGACGAATAATTAGTCAACTGAGACTGAGAAGGAGGTACCTCCCCATAAGCATATCTACGATCAACAGAAGTAAATATCATAAAGGGAGGCAATGTAGTCGCCGAGGCGCCAATTGGATTATTCACAGTGATTTCATACAAAACGCCGCGAAGAAGAACCTCTTCGTACAATGAAGAATATGCACGATAAAGAGGACTATTCAACACACTAATAGAATCAACAATACTCGGACCAGAACCAGCAGTCCTAGAAAAAGCTGGAAGAGTAAAAACAATAGAATCATTGGCACCAGCTGCGATATCTCCAGCCCTATAGGTAGTCGTAACCACCTTAATATTCGTCCTAGAACTGTCACGACCATTGGCATAAGAAACCCTGCGAGGAATACGTGCATACCGCCGGTACCTCCGGTACCGACGGTATCTACGAGAATACCTTGATGATGTTCTCCTGGACTTGTAACGCGGCATGTAGAAGCAGTCAGTCACTCACGAATTTTCTTGAATTCCTAAGAATTACAAAGAATTCCAAAGAATTCCAAGGAAATAATTTTCCTAAGAATTCAGAAGAATTCCAGAGAATTCCCAAGAAAAGTGGGGGAATTCCAGAGAATTCTGAAGAATTCAGAAGAAAAATAATTCCTAAGAATTCCGTGGATTTCTATAGAATTCCTAAGAATTCAGAAGAATTCAGCAGCGCAACATCAGCCTCCCGGCACAGAAGATACGCAAATCTAAGAAAACTGACGGAAAAGTCGACGAAAAGTCGACAAAAAGTCGACACATGGAAAGTTCTGTGGAAAGTTCCAGCTATTTGCGTACTTAAACCCAATTATGAGATCCAACTTTGTGATTTCAAATTGCACAAGAAATTTTAGAGAGAAATGCCACAGGAAACACAAGTCAAAAGATGGTGCTTCACCATCAACAACCCGACAGAGAGAGACAGATTCTGGGAGAACACTGACGCTCTAGAACAACTATCTTATCTCATCGTGCAGGAAGAGAGAGGCGAGAACGGGACAGTACACTACCAAGGATTCCTCATTCTCAAAAAGAGAAACAGAGTCACGTGGCTCAAGAGGAACCTAAACGAGAGAGCGCACTGGGAGAAGACACGCGGAACAGACAAACAGGCAGCAGACTACTGCAGGAAGGACGACACGCACGTACCCGGTGGTCTACGCTTCGAACACGGAAAACCTCCAAGGGAGAAGAAGGACAAAGAGCAGGACGCAGAAGATCTCCTGGAACAGATCAAAGCAGGGTACAAGAGGCCAGCAGACATCCCCGCAGAAATACTCTGCACTCGCAACTTCATCTCGGCGTACAAGCTCCTCACAACAGACGTACTTGGTCCCTACAGGCCGAACCTGAAGATCATCACCCTGGTCGGCCCTCCTGGATGCGGAAAATCCTACCTCATCAACTACCTGTTCCCTGACTGCGCCAGACTAATCATGGGAAACGCAGGATTCTGGTGGCAGAACCCTTGCAGCAAGGTGGGATGCATCGAGGAGTTCGCGGGACAAATCCCGCTCCAGAAGATGCTCAACCTCCTAGATCCGTACCCACAGAGCCTGGAAGTAAAGGGAGGCACTAGGCCCTGTCTCTTTGAGGTGATATTCATCACCTCAAACTCCTGCCCTGAGGACTGGTACAAGAACAAAGTACCCGGAATACCCGAGGAAACAAAGAGACAAGACGCACTCCTCGCACTCTACGACCGCCTGGGTTACCACCCATCTTGGCACCACGGTGCACTAGAGCGTACCTGCGGACACTACCTGGAACCACCACAGATCGGTGCCATCACACCAGAGTGGATCCAGGAGACACGCAGGTGGCTCCTGAGGGAAGTAAGGAGGATCCTAGACATGCCCGAAGAGCAACCAGCAGCAGCAGCAGCAGCAGCAGCAGCAGCAGCAGCGCAACCAGAAGAGCAACCAACGCAACGCTTAGAGGAGGCAGAAGAGTTCCCGGAGCACCAGCCAGAACTCACACTTCTCGATGACGACGACTTCGAGCCAAACACCCATCACCCTCAAGCTCTCCGCAGACAAAACGCCTCTTGGCAAGACATCGACCTCTTCTAAACACAAAGCACACAACACACAATCCACTCACTCAACTAAAAGAAAATTCGTCTCCCAATTACGACAACTGAAACTATGGGCGGTATAGCGGGGCGCGGGTAATACTCAACCCGCGCCCCTTATACCGCAAGGATAGAGCGTTTTAACCTAATAGAAAAATGCTCTATTTCTTATGTCCATTTAAGTAATTTATATATAATCTAATAGAAAAAATTTTATAGTGCTTAGAGCGCTATATTACTAGCAAACAGCAACCAGCAGCAGCTCAACCAGCAGCAGAGCAACCAGCAGCAGAGCAACCAGCAACGAAGCGCAACCAACCTAAGGGGTCATCAAAGATGACCCCGCAACCAGAAAGCAACAAAAAACATAGCCCAAAGTGATGGGGGAATAGTCCTAAACGCTCCGCATCCCCCCTCTAACCCCCCTTTTATCTACAGATAGGGTAGGGTTTTGTCCAGCAGTTAGACACGCTGAGGCGCACGCTCCGCGCCTTCGGCGCTGCGCTCTAAAGGCGCCTCAGCCTGTCTAACTGCTTCCCTAAAACCCTACCCTATCTATCCAATAAAAGGGAGATTAACGAGGGGGGAGCTTCGCGTTAATTTTAATTTTTTAAGTTTCAGTGAGTGGAGGTGCAGTGGACCCAGAAAGTGGATGAGGATCAGGAATATCCAATAACTCATCTGGTTGAACAACTGTTGATGTAGATGCAGCCTGTACAGCCGCGGGTTGATCATCCGGAACTCCAGAGTACGCCTTGGGGTTTCTAAACGTTAAATAATAAACACAACGGACATTAACCGGAATTTGCGTCTCCGCAGCAAAAGTAGCCGGACTATGAATCATGAAATAGAGACAAGGACTAAAGAAGTTGGGATTAAACTCCTCACTCTCCATAGCTTCATCATAGAAACCACCTCCACCAGTCTTTGCCAAAGTACAATCATGATACTGAATCCTCTCAATAAGATCCCTTGCACTAAAATAACGCTTAAAAATAGGAACACGATATGTTGTCAAAGCAACAGGTGCAGCAGTACACGTATTCAACATAATCGGACCAGTAGGCTCATCATCACCAGGACACCAACGCCTATCCAACGAAGTGTAAACATTACAAGTAGAAATAGTAGCTGCCATAGCTGTAGGATTAACAAATGTAAGCTGATACTGAACTCCCCTAAGCTTTACCTCGTCATAAAGAGCAGTATACAACCTATACACAGGAGAAGAAATAGCAGAACATCCCGAAACAACTCCTTCCGTCAAAGCATTAGTCGACCCAAAAGCTGGAATCGACATAACAGTCGTATAAGGCTTATTTATCGGAAGACTCATAGTAGTATAAACATGTGTCACAATTTTAACATTACTGACACTAGTGTCACGAGAATTAACATATCTAATACCACGACTAACACGTGGGTACCTATAGGACATTCTCCTATAGGCACGACGCCTCGATGTCCGACTCCCACGACGCGACCTTGTCCTTGTATAGCGAGGCATCAGTCAGTCACTCAGGTATTTACACGAGAATATTAAATAACCCCAAAAGGGAAACCACTTGCATTTATAAGTTGTAAGTTCCTCTAGATCTATTAGTAGAAGATACGCAAATCTTTGAAAACTGGTGGAAATTTCGACAGAAAGTCGACAATAAGTCACCGTTTGGAAAGTTCCATGGAAAGTTCCGTGGATCACGGTACTTAAACCCAATTTTAAGATCCAAGATTGTGATTTCAAATTCCGTCGCAAATTTTTGAAGGAATGAGCGAACAAGAATCCACTACACGGCAGCCTGCACCAGCACTTAGGTGGTGCTTCACCATCAACAACCCGGTCGAGAGGGACATGTTCTGGACAGACGGTGACGTCCTTGCACAGCTTAAGTACATAGTTGTACAGCTTGAGAAGGGCGATCAAGGAACAGTCCACTACCAAGGTTTCCTCATCCTTAAGAACAAAAAGAGGATGACGTGGCTCAAGAACAACTTTAACAACAAAGCTCACTGGGAGAAAACACGCGGAACTGACAAGCAAGCATCAGATTATTGCAAGAAGGACGACACGCACGTTCCCGGTGGTCTACGCTTCGAGTTCGGAAAACTCCCAAGGGACAAGGATGACACAGAGAGCGACGCAGAAGAAATCCTGAACAAGCTCCGCTCTGGTTATATCAGACCAGCTGACATCCCTGCAGAAGTACTCATGACCCAGAACTTTATTCCGGCATACAAACTCCTGACAAGTGACGTCAACGGTCCCTATAGACCCAACTTGAAGATCATCACCTTGGTCTCTCCTCCTGGATGCGGAAAATCCTACCTGATCAACAAACTCTTCCCTGACGCAGCTCGTCTACTCATGGGCAACACTGGATCCTGGTGGGAGAACGCCTCCTCCAAAGTCGGCGTAATCGAAGAGTTCATCGGGCAAGTATCCCTGCAGAAGATGCTACGCCTGCTTGATCCTTACCCCCAGTCCTTGGAAGTAAAAGGTGGAACCAGGCCTTGCATGTTCGAGGTGATTTTCATCACCTCGAACTCTTCTCCTGAACAGTGGTACGCTCCTAAAAGCGTAGATGAACCCCTACAGGAGAAGAGACACGAAGCTCTCCTGGCACTGTACGACAGAATTGGATACCATCCAACCTGGCATCACGGTGCACTGTCTCGCAAGTGCGGCTACTACCTTGAACCACCACAACTTGGTCCCATAACAGAGGAATGGATC